TTTTGCTAGATCGCGCAGTGCCGTTAATAATGCTACCGGTGGTGTTGTCTTAGATGGCGACGATTTAGGCAACATTCGTTTCGCTGGCGATGATGGAACAAACTTTATTACAGCGGCAGAAATCCTTGTCGAAGTAGACGGCACCCCTGGCACCAACGACATGCCGGGCCGTTTGGTATTTTCTACCACTGCCGACGGAGCAAGCAGCCCGACGGAGCGCGTTCGAATTTCAGCCAACGGCTTGAGCACTTTTGGCAGCCAAGCAGCGACAGGCGCGGCGCTTAGTGTGACTGCTCCGGCCAAACTGTACGTTGCATCTGGCGCTTATACAGACAACACTACTGCAGCATCCGGGACCGTCACTCATGGCACAATTGCTGCTTTTGACAATCCTGGAATTGCGGCGACTAATGCTTCCGTTACTTACACCAATGCTTCTACTGTCTACATTGACGGCGCTCCCACTGCTAGTACTAACGTTACGGTTACCAATCCTTACGCTTTATACGTAAATGCAGGCACTTCCTTCTTTGGCGGTAATGTCAATCTCTCCACTGGTAACGAATATCGCATTAACAACACTAAAGTAGTTGGTGCTCGCGTCACAGGATGGACCGCTGCCACCGGCACTGCCACTCGCACAGCGTTTGCTACGTCTACTGTTACTACTGCTCAGCTTGCGGAACGAGTGAAGGCTCTTATTGATGATTTGATTTCCCATGGTCTCATCGGAACATGATAAAATTGCCCCACTTTTAGTTCGGCTATCTAGAACGGCTCCGGCTCTGTTGCTACGGGCACCTCTGGCCGCTTTGCTTCACGACGCACGGCAGCGAACACGTTTGTGACTTATCGACTGAGCTAGTCATTGTGCCACATCTAAACTTCTCCCATCACCACCACTTCAATGGCTGATACCACCTTCACCTGGGCGATCGCCAATATGGATCGCCAGCTCGCCGATGGTGCAGTGACCACGATCTACTGGACGGTCAATGCGCACGATGGTACATACAGCGCCGGAGCTTATGGCTCCATCGGCCTTGATGCGCCTGATCCGGATCTGATGATCCCTTTCGCGGATCTCACGCCAGACACCTGCGTGCAGTGGGTGAAGGACCACTTCGGTGCCGAGAAGGTCGCCGAGATCGAGGCCGCACTCCAGCAGCAGATCGATCAGCAGCGACAGCCCATTACCGGGCAGGGTCTGCCGTGGTAAATAGGTTGGCCGGTGGCGGATCCTCACGCGGTGTCCGACTATTGCCCGCAGCCGGCCGCTACGGTACCACCTAAACGCCTCAAAAGGGTTTAGGTGTCAAGCTTAGCAAGTAGCTAAGCTGATTGCATGATCGAGCTGATCGCTGCTGTTGCCGGGGCGTCGATCTCCGTTGCCGCGATGGGCGCAATGGGATTTAGCCGCCGCAATGATGAAGCGCGTGATGCGGTCATTCGGTTGACCAGCGCAGTAGAGCATATTGCCACGCAGCTAGAAGTACTTCACACCGACATCAAAGAAGACCGCAAGGAAACTTTTACGCGGCTGAATACGGTCGAGCAAAGGGTATCTAAGCTGGAAGCACAGCCGCGGGCGCGTTGACCATGGATCGCATTGCTGATTACATTGCGTTGGCAGTTGCCATTCATGGTGTTGCTTTGATTGTGGTCAACTTGACTCCTACGCCCAAAGACAACGCAGCACTTGGCGCCACAGCTAAGGCAGCAGTCAAGATGTATAGGGCTATTGAGATCCTTGCTGGTGTGATCACTCCATTTGTCAAGCGATGATCAAGCTGAGCGATCTGTTTAAGTATTACAAACACGGCACACCGCATCAAATGGCGGCTGTGTCTGAATTAGAAGCTGAGTTATTGAAGGTTGCGCCTGAAGTCTTCAATAGGGATCAGCATTGGTACAAAACCTGGCAGGCTGGCGGCAAGCTGCATAATTATGAGCCAGCCATAAAGCTCATTAAAGAGTTCGAGGGCGTGCATCTCAGTGCATACCCGGACCCATTGCACGGATGGGACGTTGCAACCATCGGCTATGGCACCACGCGCTACACAGATGGTCGCAAAGTGCAGCGCGGCGACAAGATCACCGTGATTGACGCTGACCAGTTGCTGGCGCTTGAGGTGGAGCGCATTGCCGCAAAATTGCGCAACAGCGTGCCGTTTTGGAATGAGATGACGGGCAACAAGCAATGTGCGTTGATCTCCTTTGCCTACAACCTTGGCGCCGGCTTCTACGGCAGCACTGGTTTTGAGACGATCAGTAAATGCCTTGTTGGCAAGGACTGGCAGGCAGTGCCAGCAGCAATGGAGCTATATCGCAACCCAGGCAGTGCCGTAGAGGCAGGTTTGCTGCGTCGTCGCCGCGCAGAAGGCAGGCTATGGGCTGGTGAGCAGCAGCAGGATCCATCCAAGCTGTCGCCGAATAGCGCATTTACAGCTCGCATTACACCGCATGTCCAGCTTGGTGAGTTTGCGCTATTTCAAGAAGCACGGCGCTTTGACCATCAATATCAGCTCGACACGGCAGCAGAGCTGGCGGCATTCCTTGAGCGTGCACGTGTCAAGTTTGGCGGCAAGCCTGTGGTCATCACCAGCGGCTACCGCCCGCGTGCCATCAATGCATCGGTAGGCGGCTCCAGTGGCAGCGAGCACCTATACGACGCACCTGACGTTGGTGCGGTTGATTTCTACATCCGTGAGGTCAACATCAACCACGTGCAAGAGTGGTGTGATGCCAACTGGCCGCATTCTCTTGGCTACGGCGCACCTAAGGGATTTGTGCATTTAGGAATGCGTCGCGGCAAGCCAAAGGTACGATGGGATTATTGAAGCCACTGCGTGGATCACTGCATTGATGGCGCAAACCTCATCCCGAAACGCAGTGCAAAACATAGATTCAGACAGCAAATCTTTGAGGCATGGCAGCATCAATGCGCTTACTGCGGGGATCCGGCTGACACATTAGATCACGTCAAGCCACGCCATAAAGGCGGCGCTACTGTGACGACTAACCTTGTGCCAGCTTGTAGGCCATGCAATCGAAAGAAGGGCAGCGAAGAATGGCAGCAATGGTTCAGTCATCAGGATTCTTATCTGCTAGATCGTGAGCTTGCTGTGCTGCACTGGATTCAAGCATCTGATGATAGAACACCCTAGCCTGCCATTCTTGCTGGTGATCTTTACACATTCCCGCTAGGCAGACCCTCCAGACGTTCCCGACTTTCTGTATTGTTGGCGCCAAGTGGAGTGCCTGCCAGCGGGTTGCCTATCAGCATACGAAGGCGGCTGATGCCGCGCCTTTGCAATTCACACATGCGTGCACGTGATAAGCCCATGCGCTTTTCCAAATCGTTCCATGGCACTGGGTTGCGACTGTTGCGTGCATAGATGATTTCACGTGTGCGATCATCTAAATGCTCATCGCAATAGTCGCGCACCGTTTCAAGCTGCCAATCGTATTCAACGTCGTATTGCCTTTTATCGGCAATGATGTCAAGAATGTTAGATGATTCATCTTGTGCAGGCTTGTCGAGGCTTGTAACGCGATACGCCTGCTGCAGTGTGTCAGATATCATCTTAGGAGTCACATCAAGCACTGCGGCAAGCTCCGCCATGGTTGCTGTGCGTCCGTGTTCTTGCGCAAATGCCTGCGCTGTCTTGTTGAGCTTGATCAGCATTTCATGCACGCCAATCGGCATTCTAATAATTGGATCGTATTGAATCAATGCGCGGCCAATGGATTGACGAATCCACCAGTACGCGTAGGTGGAGAACTTGTATCCACGGCTGTAGTCAAACAACTCAACCGCGCGTGCAAGGCCGATGTTGCCTTCTTGGATCAAGTCCAGCATGTCAAGCGTCTGCGTGTTGCGCCTGCTGTACTTGCGTGCAACATGTACCACAAGCTGCAGGTTGGATTGCATGAACTTTTGCCGTGCGCGCTCACCGCTGCGTAGTTCACGGCGTTCTTGTGTCGTTAAAGGTCTTTCAAGATCCTTTAATTCTCTCCACTTTGCGACGCGGCGGCCAAGTTGTATCTCTTGTTGCGGTGTGAGTAGTGGATACCGCGCGATACTGTTCAAGTAGTCGCCAATAGCGTCAGACATGGGAAATCCGTTAGTGCATACAATGGAAGCACAATTCCACGGTGCTGCCAATGCTGCGCAGCTACGTGCGTTACATGCTGCAGCAGATTGGGCAGGACTGCTGGAATATGCGCTGTTGATAGCCGAGCAAGAAGCAAGCCAGCGGTCTCAAATCCACTGGCTTGTGCAAGAGGCGTCGGCAGCGTTGCGGACTGGTCTAGAGCAGTGGCACCTAGATGCCGCTGAGGAACTGCTTCGAGGCCGTTGCCGTGAGATCTGAGTTGTAATGGCCAGTGACGCTGTAGCTGGTCACCGGCTGCTGGCTCATGCGGAAGAACACCATCTGCCCGATCTTCAGGCCAGGCCACAATGGCAGCGGCAAGATCTGGCGTGAGTTCTTCAGCTCCAAGGTGAGCACGCTGCCATG